TTATGACTTTGTTTCCCAGGAAATTAGAGCATCAGAAGACCCTGAGTTCGAGACGTTCTACACCAAGAACATTCTCTTGAATGAAGGTCTCCGTGCCTGGATGGCACCTGTTGACCAACCACACGAACAATTTGTATTCCCAGAAGAAGTTCTTCCTAGAGGTAATGCACTGTGAACGGATTTGAAGTATTCTTTTACTTCGTTTGCTTTGCTCTCATTGCTGGTGGTGCTTTTGCGATGATGTGGGGTAACATTCAGTCCATCAATAAAATGATGGATGAACCTAAACCACGTCATCCAGAGGCACCCAAGCCCGGAGATGAGGTCATGTATGTTGACATGACACGGGAACGATTAGAAACTCTTTACAGAGAAGACGACCCTTCATAAATTGGAGATTATCAATGCACGGATCACTTGACCCTGAAGAACATGTTATGGAAGAAACTGTGATGTATCCTGGTAAGATGCTAGGACAACTTGCCATCGCTCTAGAAAAACTTGGGTGGGAGTATGGTGATGAGGTAGACGTAGAAATTGCTGGAACATCTGTTTCTGGCATCGATGTTGGTGAAGAGTACAACAAGAAGTGGCAATCACCTCTTGGCACTCGGAAGTATAACAAAGATGCTTTCATTGTTATCAAGAATCAGTCCCGCAGAGATCTGACCAAATCACAACCTTTCCCTGAAGGTGAGTTCAAACCACAGCATCCTCATTCAACCTAATTGTTAAGTTTATTATTTCTTAATTAAGTTAGCATACGCTGACTAGATAGTATAGAATTAAGAGGTAAACATGAATCCAGCTTTGTTATGATGTCTACCTTATAGGAGGTGAAATGCACAACTTAATTTCATACAATCAGTTAGCTGATTGGAAACAAAGTGTTAAACATCTGGAGGAAACCCTAGATCACTGCAACGCAGAGAGCGATCTAATTAACGACTACTACAATTGTCTCATCGAGTGTGATGACAATCAGCATACATGTAAAAAAATCTGTAAGGAGGTTTTTACTTAGCATGTTCCCAAAAAAATAACAAAAAGCACCCCTAAAAAGGGTGCTTTTTTGTTAAATAGTAATGTAGTCACGGGCACCAATCCCCAGGTGTTCCCATGTACCGGGAACCGCACTTACAGAGGAAGTCGGATGAGTGTCGCGACCTCTGGTTGGTATGGAAAGAATTATGGGACAGAGATAAGAATAGTAAAGAGACAAAAGATGCAAGGAAAAAATGGGGTGAGTGTGTTACTGAACATGGGAAAATGATAAGTCACGAAGCCAAAACAAACCCTAGGTATAAAGACATACAAGCGTAATATATACTGCAGTTGCATAAACTTAGATGAAGTTTATCTTCGCGTTCTTGGCTACACTTTTTCTTGCTGCTCCAGCATGGGCAGTGGACGTTCAAATGGGATCAGGCGGAAACTTGATTTTTGATCCCGCAGAGGTTACAATATCCGCAGGAGAATCAGTTCACTTTGTGAACAACATGCTACCTCCACATAACGTGATCGTTGAAGATCATCCAGAACTCGGTCATGAGGCACTTGCTATGCTTCCTGGTGAAGAGTTTGATGTTGAATTCCCTGAAGCAGGAGATTTCACCTATTGGTGTGGTCCTCACAAGGGTGCTGGTATGATTGGAACGGTACATGTTGAATGAAGTACACACACAATTACATGAAAATTTTTCTTGATACTGCAGACACTGGTGTTATTGCAAGGGGATTTTCCACCGGACTGGTGGATGGTGTTACCACAAATCCCTCACTTATTATGAAGAGTGGTAGAGATCCTGAGGTTGTCTATCAAGAAATTAAAGACATCGGTGTCCGCGACATTAGCATGGAAGTGGTTGCTGATAATGCAATTGATTTGTGTCGGGAGGGATTTCGACTGCATAAGAAGTTTGGAGACGTAGCTACGATTAAACTTCCTTGCACCCGTGAGGGACTGCAAGCATGTAAAACTCTTTCTAATGAGGGTATTCGTGTCAACGTCACATTGATCTTCTGTGCCTCTCAGGCAGTCCTGGCAGCAAAGGCAGGGGCAGAATATGTTTCTCCCTTTGTAGGACGCCTGGACGACCAGTCAGTGGCGGGTCTGGAGGTTGTCAGATCAATCTCTGAACTGTATCGTATTCATGGAGTCAGGACTCAGGTTCTGTCAGCATCCATTCGTAGTGTTCAACGTGCCATTAGGTCTTGGTATAATGGTGCTCAGATTTGCACAATGCCACCTAAGGTATTTGATCAAATGTATGATCACATTCTTACAGACAAAGGATTGGAAATTTTCCAAAATGATTGGGAGGCAGTCAATGAAAAACTTCAACACATGGATTCTTAATTTAACTGTAGCAATCATCGACTTTTTATATCAAGGTAGGGACTATCAGAGGTTTTGGGTTCTTGAAGAAATTGCAAGAGCCCCTTACTTTGCTTTCTTGAGTGTACTACACTTGAGAGAATCACTAGGTCTACGTGGTCCAGAACACATCTATCTGATGGAGGAACATTTTGCTCAAACTCTTAACGAAACAGAACATCTGGAATACATGGAAAGTCGGGGCGGTAATGCTTATTGGGTGGATCGCTTTTTCGCCAGACACCTTGTACTTGTCTACTATTGGGTCAACGTGGTTTATTATTGGTTGGCTCCTAGGTCTGCTTACCATCTCTCCTACGAAGTAGAGATCCATGCAGCAGAGACGTATGCTAAGTATCTTGCATACAACGGTCATGATGATAAGATCCTTGAGATCTTGAATGATGAACTGGAGCATTCAAGAGAACTTGAAGAAGCAATACGGTTGATAGACCCAGATCGTTTAACTGAATCACTTTCGACATGACACAACTGATTGAACCAACAAATCCAAGATACTTCACAGTTAGTTCCACGGATCTATATGATCGTCATCACTACAAAGTAGTAAGTCAAAATGGCGAATCTATAACCGTGGATAACTGGGAAGATGTTCGCACCATCTGGTGGAATAAAAAAGCATTTTTATCTCACGTTGAGGTTTTAGATGCTCAAAAACCTAAAGGGTTTAAATAATACTAATTGTTTTTATGAAAATGAAGTTCATCGTATACTCAAAAGACGGATGTCCGTATTGCACAAAAGTTCAACAAGTGTTACAATTAGCAGAACTTCAACATGTGATCTACAAACTAGGAAGAGATTTTGATCGAACAGAATTTTATGATCAGTTTGGTAATGGGTCCACTTTTCCTCAAGTAATCTGTGATGAGAAACCAATTGGTGGATGCACAGAGACGGTAAAATACCTTAGGGAGATGAAGTTGGTCTAATGGATGCAGATCTGTACGATTTAAACGATTTAATAGAACATGCTATTGACAATGCCTTTAGTGGTCAGATGAATTTAAAATTCTATGATTACTTGAAGGCATCAAAAATCAAGAAGCATGATATTGACTCATTTATTGGAAGCACTACCACAAATGAAATCGACAATCTCATCATAGATCTTGATGAATATATCAAAGGTGGTGCTGACAATGAGCACAAACAACTGCGAGAAGGTTACGGCCACATTCCTAAACCTCAAGCAAGAAAAATTAGAAACTACTTAGAGAGTTTCTTAAATGATGCAGAGAGGTACAGCAATGACCGACGACCTGGACGCCGCAAAAAGCAATCTAAATAAATCAACCCCCGACTTTCAAATTAATCGGGGTATTGAGTTACTACTACGTAATAGGAGGAGGAAACCGGAACAACCAAAAACTTTTCAGGTAAAGTTCGGAAATGCCATCTCCTTTTTCAAACGCGAGATTGTTTTCCATTTTAACTTCTACCTGGACATCAGGAAGAAATAATCTCTGGAGGACAGAAGATGTTGGCAGTAACACTTACTTTAGGAACATTAGTTTCAATCATGTTCCTTTTTGTTGGAGGTATGGTAGGATGGTTAGCAAAAGAACATTACTACAATACTCAACCAGTTTATACTCATCCAGAGATGTTTGATGAGAATGGTAATGTTTTACCAGATGAAATTTTAGCAGTACGATTTGAAAACGATTATGAGTCCTACGAAGACAATGACGAAGAGTAAACAGGCACTTCCACCCAACCCATTCATTCATGAGATTCTTGAACTTGCGAGCAAGCAACGCAGCAAGGCTAAGAGGGCAGAAATTTTAAAAGAGTATCGTAACGATGCTCTTGTTTCTATCCTCATCTGGAACTTTGATGATACTGTAATTTCCTTGTTACCTGAGGGTGTGGTTCCTTACAACGAAAATGAAGTTCCTGCTGGAACTGACCACACTTCACTCCGACGTGAATTCAGACACCTTTATAATTTTGTTCAGGGTGGTAACAGTGAACTGACTCCTCTGCGTAGGGAGACCATGTTCATTCAAATTCTTGAGGGACTGCACCCTGAGGAAGCAAAAGTTCTTTGTTTGGTAAAAGACAAGAATCTGACGAGTAAGTATAAAATTACTAAAGATATTGTCAGTGATGCATATCCAGATATTCAGTGGGGAGATCGCTCATGAGTGTCGCTACAGAAGAAAAAGTAGAATCTGTGGAACAAAACATCAACGTATCAAAATTCAATCCATCAGATTATGGTTGTCAAATTCTTCTAGAAAGAACCACTCTAGATGCGGCAAATGATAAAACGTTTCCGACAGATGCTAGATTAATCTGGTACGTTGTTGATGGCACTGAGTATATTGATCTTACTCGCTGTGCTAAAGTGGTAAGGATGTTTGATCTTTACTATGATAGGTATGGAAAAGGATCTGTTCAAAAGATTGATTTTGGATACGGATCAGTCAACCCTAAGTTGTGGGGTAACGAATCTAAAAAAGAAAAAAAGAAAAGAAAATGAATGAGGATGATCTCCTTAGGGAACAAATAAATGATCTAATTCGTGATGAAATTCAAGAAAACATCAATGACTATGTTGATGCACAGCAAGAAACTAAGAAGGCTGGTCTTGGGTTCGTTCAAAAAGAAGATGAGAGTGAACTGAAAGTCAACGTTTCTAATGCTGAAATTGACCGTATAATTAAAGAGTATAAAAAACTAAAGAAGAAGGAGAAATCAAACATTTCTCAAATCAAAAGATTGGGTTTGGTTGATAAGAATGGTAACCCATTAAGTTGACAACCCAATTAAATAGTATTATGATTCAAATCATGTATCACGCATATCATGTATAAACCGTACTCGCCAGAGTGGCATCGCAAGAGGTATCTCAAAGAAGCAATCGACACATATTTCGATGACTACGTGGATAACGAAGTAATCTACGGAGATATCATGGACATCCTAGGCACTAGGATGTCTGCTGCGATTGATGAGGTTAATAAGGTTCTTGATCTAAAAGACAAACTCAAAACGAACTAACATGCTTTCTACTCAGTATAGGCTTCGATTAGAGTCCATTTGTAAGTGCATTGCAAATGGGGAAGAGGTTAAACTAGAGGATATGATTTGGGCAGAAAAACTAAGTAAATCAAACACAACTGCCAGGGAGTGGTTGCGTAAAGCCCGCCGTCAATCTAAAGGTATTGAAGAGGGTAGCACTGACGATTTTTTGAATAAGATGGGACTAGGAGACCCCGACCCATCTAATTATAAAACGGGGTTTGATGGTGCAGATGAAATTGTAGATTGGTTTAAGCAAGACAAACCAGATGATTGGAGGCAACGTGATTAAGCAAGCACTTGTATATTCTAATGGAAGTCAAGAATCTGAAAGAGCTAAGATGGTTCTTGAAGCATGTGGCCAACAAGTAAGAGAGTTCTTACTGGGCGTGGATTTTAGTGATAAGCAGTTTCGTGCTGAGTTTGGAAATGAGGCAGAGTATCCTCAGGTTGCTATTGGTTTGGATCATCGTGGTACTTTGAAGGAGACCCTAAAGTACATGAGT